TTAGAAAAGAAGATACATAAAATGTTTGCAAAGAACAGAGTTGCAAGATATGAAATATTTAATGATTTGACAGAAGATGAAGTGCAAAAGATAAAAAAATTGCTAGGAAATACAATAGCCGTAGATATAAAACTAAGAGGAGAAAAATGACAAAAGAGCAAAGAATAGAAGCTGCTCAGAAACGTATTGAGGAGCTAAGAAAACTTATCTCGGAGTGGACTAAAAGATGAGATATATACTTGATGTCTCAGGTAGGGACTTAGAGCTAATCAAAGCTTCAATCGTCAACTTTGAAAGGTCATTAGAACTGTCATCTCAAGGAGATTTTGATCATCTGATTGAAGAACTGAATGACACCTATTTCAGTTTGAAAAGACAGAAAAGCAAACAGTTAAAGGCAAAATTAAGAAGAAAGTGGGGTGTACTATCATGAAATCTTTTTATAAGGAACTTGAAGAAAAAAGAGAGTTTTTTATTACACAGTTGAATAATAAATATGCAGCCTTGGAATGGGCATGGTTTCAAGAAGAAATAACTGATGAAGAATATATGCTTAGAACTAAAGATTTAGATGCAAGGATCAAACAGCTTGAAAGATAATGTCAACAGAAAATCATAAAAAGTTTAAAAAACATTTAAAAGCAAGTACAAAAGCTTTATTTATTGTTGCTCATTATTTTCATCATCATGGTTTTACCATTCGTATCAATGGACAGAAATGTTCTCCTACTGCCTCTAGTCATGAAGAATATGCAGATGATGGAGATTTATTTATACAGACAAAAGATGATAAAGAGAAATGGGTAAGAATTGAAGTTAAAGGATTGAATGCTGAATTTACTAATTTAAACGATTGGCCTTTTAAAAATTTTATGGTTTGTGCAAAGCATTCCTATGACAAAACATTACCTGATCCTCCTACTTGTTATTACATTTTAAATAAGACAAGAACTCATGCTGCTTTAGTTAAAACAAATACTTTTGATCATTGGTTTACAAAAAAAGTAAAATGTGGGAACTATGAAAATGTAAGTCAGGAGTTTTATCATTGTCCTCTGGATAAAATTGAATGGAGAAAAATCAAAATCTAATGAATGAAATAACAATAAGGGTAGTTGGAATCCCTGCTCCTCAAGGATCTAAAACCCTTACACGTTGGGGTGCAATGATCGAAGCATCTAAGAAGGTAAAACCTTGGAGAACTGATGTAAAAGAAGCTGCTCTTGAATGCTATTCGTCAGGAGCGTTGAATTTACCTGTAAGGGCAGATATAGAGTTTGTTTTTCCTAGACCTAAATCACATTATGGAACTGGAAAGAATGCAGAAATATTGAAGGCTTCATCTCCTAAATATTGTGTTAGTAGAGGTAATGGAGATATTGATAAGTTAGCTAGGTCTACTTTGGATGGATTATCTGTTAGTGCAGGAGGAAGTGTATTGGAAGATGATTCTCTTGTTGTTGAACTAAATACAAAGAAGAGATATGTAAATAAAGATGAATTGCCAGGTGCATATATTGCAATATCCTCTATTTGTGATTAGTATACTAATAGTATACTAATACTAATTAAACATGACCGCCAAAAAATCTACAGCAGATTCCCCCAAAACTCTTGCTGAAGCTCTTGCAATCTTTCAATCACAAGTTAAATCTGCCGATAGGACAGGTATAGCAAAAGAAACTAGAAAAGATAAAAAAACCAATAAATCTGTAACTACTGAACGTAAGTATTCAACTCTTGAAGATGTTCTTAAGGCATTACAACCAGCAGCAGAACTTGGTATTTCTCATACACAAACTTTTGATTATTTACCTCTTGAAGATGGCAAAGTACTTATAATTTGCATTACAACTTTGTATTTCAAAGAAGAAAAAATAGAAAGCAAACTACCTTTAAAAGAACTTAGAGGTTATAACATTATGCATGATCTTGGTATTGCAATTACATATACAAGAAGATATGCATTAGGTGCAGCCTATGGAATAGGTTCTGAAGTTGATGATGATGCAATGTCATTAACTGAACCTCCTGCTGATAAAACAGGTATTACAAGAACTCCTACAAAACCTAAACAAGAACCTGATCCTGTTGAATCTATTGAAGATAAAAACTATGGTAATCCCATAGCAAAACCTGTTCTTGATGTTCTTGTTAAGAAGATTATGAAACTATCTGAAAATTATCCTGATAAAAAAGATGAGGTCATCAACAAATACAAAAAAGAATACAAGATTACAGCAGAAAAAATTGGCCCTGCTGACATAAGAACTGCTGAACAAGGTAAGTTCCTTACACTTTTAATAAATGAAATTGACTCTTCCTTATGACTCAAGAAGAAGCAGAATTTGCAGGGAAACAAGTTCTAAATCAACTTCAAGAACGCAAGCAAGATCGCCATAAAGATTACAACAGAAACATCTTTACTGTTCGTACTGATGATCAGCTTGCTGACAAAATAAGAGCTTATTGCAAAGACAATAATGTTCCTCCCAATCAACTAATCAAAACTGTTTTACAAAATTATTTCAATGACTAATTCTCAATTCAATCCAGCACTTCCACTACCTATCAAATTCAACATAAATGATGGTAGATTTGGAAATCAACTTACTTTATGTATTCCAGTTGAATCTGTTACCCATTTCATGGAACATATACAAAACCTAGTAAATACAAAACAATCAGATGGAAAAGTTTACGATTTCGCAAAGAAAGAAAACGTTCAAACTAAATGTATATATATCAACGCTAAAGCGTTGGAAGGAGACTACGGCATTTATGGCAACATTAATCCGCAAAAAATAGAGGATGCTCCTGATACTCAAGGTCTATTTTAAAATTATTAAAAAAAGGCATATGTTTTTACTTATGCCTTATATTTAAATCATGAAACAAGAAAGAAAGTCTGTTATTAAGTTACGCAAACTTAAAGAAATAAGACGTAAGAATCTTGAAAAAAACTTTCTAGAGATACAAATGAAAGGTCAAGATCATTATGTTTTTATAAAAGATAATGGCAAAGCACAGTTAGTATATGATGAAGGTCGTTGGGTTACAGAGCATATAAGAACTGCAATACTTAAATATAATTACGAAATTGACAAGATAGATAAATTATTTATCAGAGATTTTACTGATGAAGAAATTAACGAATACGAAAGAACTTCTTGATAGGATTAGTTGGTTTTTTCTTTTCTTTTCTCATTTGCTGAACAACTCTTTCGGCTTCCAATTCTATAAGTCTGTTCAATAAAGAAGCCATAAAAATATCTTGATCAAATTTCTTTCTAACCATATGAGTGCAATATCTTTTGACATTATCTAAATCATTAGCTTTCATAATTTCTCTACACTGCATTTCAATCTCTAATTCCATTTCTGGGGGAGCTGGCTCAATATCTATGTTGAGAAATTTAGTAATTTTCATGTTAGGGAAAAAGTTGTTTTTCTAAAATTTCAACCGCTTTATCATCCAAAGTATTGGTAGTTTGCTTTGCGATTGATTTTAGTAAATCAACTACTAACCTTTTAACAGCAGTTGTTGTTAGAAAGGTCATTAAGATGGGTTTTAAAATTTTGTACATAAAAAAGATATATGTTCTTACTCAAACATACCAAAGATTAGTCTTTTTGACCTTCCATGCGACTTACGGCTCTTTCTAATCTATTTATTCGACTAAACAGTTCAACAATGTCTCTATCTCTTCTGCTACTTATGTTAGATAGAACCATGACAAAGGCCGTAGCTGCTGCTCCTATTAAGGCTGCATATATCTCAGGCATGAATTTAAGCTATAGTTATGTTTAGTATGCCTAAAATTTTGTCTCATGGTTGAAGAAAAGAAAAAAAATGCCTTTCAAAAACTTAAGGAAGGTTTAGATGACAAAGAAGAACAACTAGCAATTATTAGTCTTTTTGTCAGATTGGGTGTTGTTGTTTGGAGTGGTTTCATAGTATCCCTCAACTACATAGAACTCCCTGGTTATAGTAATGAACCAAAAGATATCACGTTCCCTGCAAGTCTTCTGACGGCTGCGATTTCTACCTTTGGCATTGAAGCAAGTAGAAAAAATGGTAGTAAAAAAGACGATAAAGTTGCCGAAAATCAAAGTATGGTACAGACTATAAGGGTAATAACACCTATTAAGATAGAAGGTGCTGAAGTAATCGAACCCAAACCTAAAAAATGAAAAAGCTACTTCCATTATTATTGTTTGCTGCAACACCTGTTTATGCTGATATAAAACAGGAATTTGTAACCTCTGCACAAATATCCATAGATTCGCCTTATGTAATTACAAATGCAGCCCCATCAAGCTATAGCATAAGTGGAAATAATGTCACCACATCTACAGGAACAGGTGATTCTGTTGTTACAAATGGAATCGGTGGGTTAAATCTTGGTAGCTTAAGTAATGGAGTGCCAGCTTTAGTTAATACAAATAAATCAGTTACAACGGCTGGATCAGCGTTTTCACTATCAGAAAGTTATCAAGCTGGTGACGTAACACAATCAGCAATCACTCCATCAAGCGGTATTGCAAGTCTTCCTGTACTTGGTGGTCAGACTACTGTTATCTCAGGAGGTACAGCAGGAAATTTAGCCTTAACATCAGTTTCATCAGGAATACATACTTGTACAGCAGGAGGTAGTGGCACTAGCTGTATTGGCTCTACTACTGTTCGTATTACGATTGACTAGACTTTGGTTATTAGTTTTACTATTATGTCCTATAAGAACACTTGCTGTTCCTATAGTTCCACAATTTCGTTCGGGTAGTTCTCAGACAAGCTCGACTTCAGAATCAGTCATAAATGAAACCATTACAAGTCATCAATATCGAACAGGATACTCATATTCTGCGTCAGGACATAATATTGAGTCATCGGATCTTAACGGACATATCAACCCTACAGCTACAACTCTTACAGAACAAACAGTTGGAGGTGTAAGTTTTAGTTGGACTTCACCAAATCTCGAAGCAGTTCCAAGATGGAAAGTCGTAACTCCAGGTTCAGCCTTTTCTCTTCAAGAAACTCTAATAACTCCAGGATTAGATACAGTAACCACAATAACAAGAACAATAAACACAACAACAACAGTAGAAACTACAACTACATTTGGGCAATAGCTTTATTTCTCTGTCCTGTCAAAACCCTTGCAAACACTACAGTGGCCTCGCCAAGTAGTAATGCCCAAGGGGTCGTTAACAACAATGCCACGATGATTACACCATCTAGTATGCCTTCTTTTCGTATGAGTCAGGGTATTGTCTGTGCCTCTCCTAGCTTAACAATTACTCCTTATGTAACAGATGCTCATACATTTTCATTACCTAGAGAAACTGTTACCAGACAAAATATCTATGACGAAACTACTGGAGAAATAAAATATGTACAGGAAACTCCTAGATTCGAGAAGGAAAACTTTAATTTAAATTATGGAATTTCTGCTCAAATAAACATACCACTCGGAAAGTCACCAGCCCTTTGCCATGAAGCAACAGCAGTAAATATTGAAGCTCAAAAGTTATTGATAAAGAAAACTAAAATGGAAATCAGTCTTTATCGTTTGGAAATGTGTGCAAAACAGGCGAAATTAGGTGTTACCTTCAAACCTAATACTCCTAGTGCTGTTACTTGTGAAGATATTGTTGTTAATATTCCACCAAATCAAGTTATCCCACATACTCACAAATTAAAATAAATACCCCCTTGTCTATAAAAGCACTTCGCACTGGTTTGGGGGAAGATCGACCTGGAGAAGAGTCCGAATTATAGACTTGTAATATAGATTATACATACAATTTTGCAGTAGACAAGCACGGGTTTTGACTTGCCTACCTAGACACCCTATCCTTCGCCATGGTGAATAAGGTTTTATTATTTTACTTCTCTTTTTTCTTTTTTGTAAACTTATTTATGACTTGTTTTACTAATGGTTTTACAACATTAAGTAGTAATGGAGTAGAGGCAGCGACAGTAGCAATAACAACTGTATTAACAACAGCACTAGCAGTTGGGATGTATTGATCGATAAACGGAACGTCTTCATAGATAGCAATACATTCAATACCATCTTCTCCCCTCTTATAACCTTTTACTCTCTCTGTACGCAACTCTGATGTAAACTCCCCAACTCTTCTGTCATTTTTACCCGGGCAATCAGGGATAACTATCTCTTCATCTTTTTTTTCTGGTATTGTTGGATCGGGTGTCTGTGTTTCTGGTAGAGGAGGTGTTTCATTGTTGATAGGTGCTTCTTCCGTAATGACAAGATTTTCAGGTGTATAGTCAAGAGGAACAAAACTAGGAAACGGAAAATCACAAGTAGTATATACACCATTAGGATCTTCTAATAACAAATTACGATTACCTGTATTTTTTATATCACGATGCTGATAAGTACAACCAGGTACATCAATCTCAGGTGGTGCAGTAATAGT